GATAGCTCAGGTGAATTACGTGGAGTAGGAATCAGCCAAGCTGGTATCGAATCTGACATGATTGGAATGGCTGATTTAGGTGGACCAATTCCAGGAGAAGGTATGCCACCAGAAGCAGGAATGGCCCCAGAAGTCGGTGCACAAGCTGCACCTGCTCAAACTACCCCTGGTCAAACAATATAAGGAAATATAAATGATACTACGAGAATTATTCTATGCCGATCCAGATACCAAAGCTGTCGCTAATGAGCTTAGATATGATGCAAAACATGATAATAGCGTTATCAAACGAGATAATACCAGAAAAACTAGATTAACATTACGTCAAGTCAACGAATTACGTAAAGCTTCTGAAATTCATATCCTAGAACAAGATAAAGAATTAGAATTCGTCCAAAAAATGTACAAAATGCCTACACAAGCATAATGACAAGACATTTCGTATTAGGTAATGGAAAAAGTCGTCTGAAAATAGACCCAAAATCATTACAACCATATGGAAAAATATATGGTTGTAATGCATTATACCGAGAATTTTCTCCAGATTATCTAATAGCAGTTGACCCAAAAATGATTCTAGAAATTCAAGAATCAAATTATCAATTATCTCATGAAGTCTGGACTAACTTAAATCAAAAATATCAATATAACTATGGCTTTAAATATTTTAATCCACGATTAGGATGGAGTTCAGGTCCAAGTGCTTTACAATTATCCGTAAATCATAACCCCTCAGAAATATTCATACTAGGTTTCGACTTTTCAGGTATAGACGATAAATTTAATAACGTTTACGCAGATACTTTTAATTATAAATCAAGCTCAGATATTCCAACATATTGGGGAAATTGGGAAAAACAGACTCAAATGATTGTAAAAAATAATCCACATATTAAATTTTATAGAGTCGTAGATGATATTTTTTACGATACTAAATGGTATTACAAAAATTTTAAAATTATTAAAATTTCCGAATTTTTAATTCAGATAAATAACTTTGTATAAAAATATGCTAAAAAACATGCATTTACGTATATATTTTATAGTATATAGGTAAATAGTTTATGAAAACCGCTTTCTAAGGAGAAAAAAATGACTGATATATCAAAATTCGAACAGATGCTTGAGCATCTTTTTAACGAAGAACAAGATAAAGCGAAAGAATTATTTCATCAATTGGTAGTTGAAAAATCTCGCGAAATTTATGAAGGTATCCTTTCAGAAGATTTTGGTTCAGATGATGAATCAGAAAGTTCTGAAGATGATATCGGTGGTGATGCTACTGACGATTTTATCGATGATGTTGAAGCTTCCGATGACGATGATTCAGAATCTTTCGGTGACGCTGAAGACGCTGATGAAGATGAAGATCTTGAAGATCGTGTCGTCGATCTAGAAGATGCATTAGATGAACTACGTGCTGAATTCGAAGCCCTAATGAGCCAAGAAGAAGGTGAAGAAGAACATTCTGATTTTGATTTCGATTCTGAAGGTGAAGAATCAGAAGAAGATAGTGAAGATTCTGATTTCGACTTTGGTGACGAAGATGAAGAAGAAACTAAAGAAAACTTCATGCGTGAGTATGTAGAAAAAGTTACCTTACCTAAAGGTGGCGATTCTGGTGCAAATACTAAAAGCATCGTTGCTAAACCTAACAAAATGGGTGGATCTGCTGCAAACATCGCAAGAGGCGACGAAGAATCAACCGGTGGTACCAAAGGTGGTTTACTAAATCCTTCTACTAAAGAAGAAGATTTCGGTAATATCAATGTTCCTGGTGGTAATGCTGGCAAAACTGCATTCAAAAAGAAAGAATCTGGTCATGGTGCCGAGAAAAAAGGTTCTTCTGAAGATGCACAAAATAAAAAAAGCATCATCGGTGGTAAAAAATAATCGAAATTTCGATTAATAATGGAGAAATTTGTGAAACAAATATTACATGAATATATTTCACCATCAATGACAAGTTTCGTCACAGAATCGAAGGATGACTTCGATTCTGACGGAAATTTATCCGGTAAAAAATTGTATCTTAAGGGAATAATGATTCAAGGTGATATTCGTAATCAAAATCAACGAGTTTATCCTGTAAGAGAAATTGATCGCGCTATCAGAACATTACAAGATCAATTGAAAAATGGATACTCCGTATTAGGTGAACTAAATCATCCTCAAGATCTAAATATTAATCTTGAAAGAGTTAGCCACTCTATCGAAGAAGCATGGATGCAAGGCTCTGATGGTTACGGAAAAATGGAAATATTACCTACACCATTAGGAGATATCGCTAAAACATTGATCAATTGTAAGAAAAAATTTGGCGTGAGTTCGAGAGGTTCCGGAAATGTTAAAGAAGATGGCTCTGGTGAAGTTTCAGATTTTGAAATCATTACCGTAGATCTAGTATCTCAACCATCTGCTCCAGGTAGTTATCCCGTACCAATCTATGAACATTTAATGAACACTAAAGGTGGTTATAGATCATTACTGATCGCTAACGAAGTTAGAGGCGATGCTAAAGCTCAAAAATACCTCAAAGAAAGTTTGTTAAATATTATATCAGGATTGAAATGATAACTAAATTTATTGATTATATTTCTAATTATTTTAGTAAAAATACTAATCCTAATAACATTAGTAATAATGTCGTAATCGTCGATCAAAAATCAGTCGAACAATTACCACATGATACAAAAATAGTTAAAAAAAGAAATCAAACAACTCGTAGTAAAAAAAATTCATCAGATAATGGTGAAAAAATAAAAAATACTAAACGCCGTAACAAAACCGGCAAGGATAGTTCGATGATAGATTCGTCATCGAATAATAGTACAGAAATGCTTAGTAATAAGCAGACTCCAATAACATAGGAGAATCACATGTTGGATGCATTGCAATCACTTTTTGAAACAACGGGACTCTCTGAAGAAATGAAAGCTGATATCGAAAAGGCTTGGGACACAAAAGTAACTGAAAATAGAGAAATTGTAACCAAACAATTACGTGAAGAATTCGCTCAACGATACGAACATGATAAATCACTCATGGTCGAAGCTGTTGACAGAATGCTATCAGATCATCTTCAAGAAGAAATCTCGCAATTTATTGATGATCGTAAACAATTGGCAGAACAAAAAGCAAAATACGCTATCAAAATGAAAAAAGATAGCGAATTAATGAAAGAATTTGTTACTAGACAATTAAGTGGGGAAATTAAAGATTTTCGCCATGATCATCAAAATATGACTAAAAATTTCCATAAATTGGAAGAGTTTGTAGTAGAAGCTTTGGCACAAGAAATTGCTGAATTCTATACAGACAAACAAGATGTAGCTGATACTAAAGTTAAATTGGTTCGTGAAGGTAGACAAGCTCTTCATACTTTAAAAGAACAATTTATTAAACGTGCAGCTAAACTAGTTGAATCTACTGTTGAACAATCTCTCGCAAGTGAAATGGTTCAATTACGTGAAGATATCGAACTAGCTAGAAAAAATGAATTCGGTAGAAAATTATTCGAAGCTTTCGCTAGTGAATATCAAACTAGTTATCTAAGCGAAAAATCTGAATCTTCTAAACTATTAAAAATTCTTGAAAAGAAAAATCAAGAAGTAATGGAAGCTAAAAGCAAAGTTTCAGATGCTTTGAAATTAATCGAACAAAAAGATTCAGAAGTAAAAAAACTTATGGAATCTAAACAAAGACAAGAAATTATGCATGAATTATTGGCACCAATGTCCAAAGACCATAAGGTTATCATGACAGAACTTCTTGAAAGTGTACAAACGTCAAAACTAAGAACAAGCTTTGATAAGTACCTACCCGCTGTTATTGCAGGAACTACAGAAACTAAAAAACAAACTTTAACAGAATCTGTGGCTATTACCGGTGATAAACAAAACAGCACTATTGGCAGACAACCCGATGCAAATATTATTGACATTCGTCGGCTTGCTGGAATTAAACTTTAATTTTATTAGGAGAAAATAAATGTCAGAATTATTAACAGGTCGTTGGGCGGAAACTAAAGGTGCCCTATTAGAAGGTCTACAAGGCAACAAAAAAACCGTACTCGACGTAACCTTAGAAAATACTAGAAAATATTTGACTGAAAGTGCTACCACTGGTGCCACATCAGCCGGTAACGTTGCTACTTTAAATCGTGTTATTTTACCAGTAATTCGTCGTGTTATGCCAACCGTTATTGCTAACGAGTTAGTTGGTGTTCAACCAATGACTGGTCCAGTAGGTCAAGTTCATACTCTACGTGTTCGCTATGCTGATAGCGTTTCAGGTCAATATGGTGCAACCGCTGGTGAAGAAGCACTAAGCCCATTCAAAATTGCTGAAGGTTATTCTTCAAGCAATGGTGCATCTCATACTGCTGCCTCTACTGCTTCACTCGAAGGTCTAGCTGGCAAAAGAATGAGCATCCAAATCTTGAAACAAACTGTTGAAGCCAAATCACGTAAATTAAGTGCACGTTGGACTTTCGAAGCTGCTCAAGATGCTCAAGCTCAACAAGGTATTGACATCGAAGCTGAAATCATGGCTGCTCTAGCACAAGAAATTACTGCAGAGATCGACCAAGAAATCTTAACTTCTCTAAAAAATTTAGGTTCAAACAATGGTAACAACCTAACTTTTGATCAATCTAACGTTTCTGGTACTGCTACTTTCGTTGGTGACGAACACGCTGCTTTAGCGATTCTAATCAACCGTGTTGCTAACACTATTGCACAACGTACTCGTCGTGGCGCTGGTAACTGGGCTGTTGTATCTCCAACTGCTCTAACCATCCTACAATCAGCTACTAC